CTCGTTCGTGTCGATAACCCAGCAATTCAACACCACCACCAGCATGGGACGGCTGACGCTGAATGTCCTTTTGTCCTTCGCCCAGTTCGAGCGGGAAGTTACCGGCGAACGAATCCGCGACAAGATCGCCGCCTCCAAGAAAAAGGGCATGTGGATGGGCGGCATGCCGCCATTGGGTTTTGATGTGAAAAACCGCAAGCTCGTCGTCAACGACGCCGAGGCCCGCATCGTTGTCGAGATCTACCGGCGCTATCTCGCGCTCAAGTCGGTTCACGCGCTGCGGGACGAGCTTGCCGACGCCGGGATCAAGAGCAAGCGCCGAACGCGGCCCGACGGCGCCGAATATGGGGGTCAGAAGTTCTCCCGTGGGGCGCTTTATCTGATCCTTCAGAACCGTCTTTACCGCGGCGAGATACCACACAAAGGCAATTCCTATCCCGGAGAACACCCGGCGATTGTCGACAAGCCGCTATGGGACGATGTCCAGGCAGTGCTTGCCGCAAACCGCGTGGAGCGGGCAACGGGAGCGCGCGCAAGGCACCCCAGCCTGCTCACGGGCATGGTGTTTGACGAGACCGGCGAGCGTCTGACGCCAACCTATGCGGTCAAGAAGGGAACGCGATACCGGTACTATGTTTCGACCTCCCTCCTCACCGGGGCGGGAAGGAACCGTTCGAGCGGCCGGCGGATACCGGCCGGCAATTTGGAAGGCCTGGTGATCAACAGGCTTCGCACATTTCTCGCCGACCCCGGAGCGATCCTCGATGCCGTCGACAATGAATCGCACAATGGTTCAGGATGCAGCCAACTGATCGAACGTGGCCGTCAGGTCGCGGAAGAACTCGGAGCCCACGCACCAGACAAAGTCAAAGCGGCGCTCATGACACTGCTCTGCCGCGTGGAAATCAAATCCGATCGCGTCGAAATCACGCTCTCTCGATGCCGCTTGACCCAGCTGCTCGCCGGGTCGATTGATCTGACGATGCAGCATCAAGGACCGACGAATGCACCCGGTGATATCCTGAGGTTGTCGGTGCCGGTGGGCCTGAAGCGCGTCGGTCGCGAAATGCGAATGCTGGTCGAGAACGCCGATGACCAGACGGCAGCCGATCCCAGCTTGCTCAGAATCATTGCGCGCGCTCACCACATCCAGGCGCGTCTGATCCAAAACCCCAAGCTGACCGTGCATGATATCGCTCGCGAAGAGCAAGTGTCGGCAGCCTACCTCTATTCCCTCCTGCGTCTTCCCTGGCTGGCGCCCGACATCACCACGGCCATCATCAATGGCCGAAAACCGCCGCAACTCACCGCCCAGACATTGATGCGTCTGACGCCGCGGCTGCCGGCCGGCTGGGCTGAACAGCGAAAGCTGCTCGGCTTTCGCTGAGAACAAATCGTCGATTCTGCGAGTTCCCGCCTCCAATCACTTCGGCTTCGCCTGACGTCAGCTGCTCCGCCCGCGAAAAAAGTCAACCACGAAATGGCGCCGGAGAGATTTTCATAACGGCCGCAGCCGAAATCGCGCGTGAAACCGTCTCTGCCACGAATCGCTTTGGACACGAGACCGGTAAACCCCGCAAATTCGCGACAAAATAGGCTTCCTAGAAAGACAATAATATATGCAATATCAAGTACGTAATAACTGGCTGACGAGCCAGTCAGCGGCGAACCGGTCTGCGGGGCAAATTCCCTGCTAACAGGGAATTTAACAGGGAATTTTACAAAAATCGGGCCGTTTGGCGAAACTTTACCCGTCAGAACGCAGCAGAATCAGTTAGTTGCAGGACAATTCCCTACAAAATGAAACAGGGAATTAATTCGCGCCGAACAGGGAATTTATTAAGCCGAGCAGGGAATTTGCAGCGTCTTGCAGGGAATTGCCCGCCATGCGCGGGAATTTCGCCAGAATTGAGCCGCTTCCCTCATTCGGTCGTGGAAACTTTAACGCTCGTCATCAGTCGCCGGCACACCTCGTCTTCGCGGATGATTGACAACAGCTTCCAATGCAGTTTTCCGACCTGCTCGCGGAGCTTGTGCCGAGCGTCCTGTGGCCGTCAATTGGTCCTCAGGGGAAACCCGCGGACGAACGCGCGGCCGTGTCGCCGACCAGTTTGCCCAGGTAGTCCTGAGAGCCCACGCCGGCCAGCACCGTGTCCAACGTCCGCCGGAGGGCCGGCACGCCGCACCCAGGCCCGGCTTGAAGCCGCGGCCGCCCAAGAAAAACGCAGGTTGAGGAGAGAGGTGGGGAGCCGAGTCAGCGCTCACCATGGGCCCGGGGAAGCGACTCGATCGGTCAAGCACGGCTCGTTGGGTCGCGGCGTCAAGGCCGAGCGGCGCGACGGCGTCACTGACTTCCGCACCAGACGCGAAGAGCGCGCGCAGACGGTCGAGCACCAGCCCTTCGATGTCGCCCGCCGGAATGCGCCGGCCTTTGGGATGCTCGGAGCGACTGCGAGTGATAAGCGCCGTCGAGACATAGTATCGATACCGCTTGCCCTTCTTGACGGCATGCGTGGGAGATAGGCGAGCGCCGTCGCTATCGAAGATCAGGCCCGACAACAGACTCGGCGCCTCGGCGCCAACGGCCATCGACTGCTCGCGCCGACCGGCAGCGAGCCTGTCCTGAACAGCCTGCCAAAGCTCTGGCTCGATGATCGCCTCGTGCTGGCCGGGGTAGATTTTCTCCTTGTGCGCGACGTTGCCCCGATAAAGCCAGTTCTGCAGCATCAGGTAAAGCGCGCCGCGAGAGAAGCGCTTGCCGCCGGAAAGCTCTCCGTCGGCTCCCTCCCGTCGCTTGCTCACGATGCCGGCCCGCTCGAGCTCTGCCTTCAACAGCGCGACCGAGCCAAGCTCGGCGTAGCGCTGGAAGATCATCCGGACAGTCGACGCCTCGGCTTCGCTGACGACCAGCTTCCGTTCCCTGACGTCGCAGCCGAGCGGCACATTGCCGCCCATCCACATGCCCTTGGCCTTCGACGCGGCGATCTTGTCGCGAATGCGCTCGCCCGCGATCTCGCGCTCGAATTGGGCGAACGAGAGCAGCATGTTGAGCGTCAGACGCCCCATCGAGGTCGTGGTGTTGAACTGCTGCGTCACGGAGACGAACGAGGCGTCATGGGCATCCAGGACATCGACGATCTTCGCGAAATCGGCGAGCGACCGGGTAAGGCGGTCGACCTTGTAAACGACAATGATCTGAACCTTGCCAGCCTTGATATCGGAGAGTAGCCGCTGCAGGGCCGGGCGCTCTATCGTGCCGCCCGAGAGGCCTCCGTCGTCGTACATTTCGGTGAGCGCGATCCATCCGGCGTGACGCTGGCTCGTGACGTAGGCCTCACAGGCTTCGCGCTGCGCGTCGAGAGAGTTGAACTCCTGCTCGAGCCCATCGTCGGACGACTTGCGTGTGTAGATCGCGCAGCGGAAAATCACGCCGAACTTCGGGCGATCAGGCTTCCGCATGTTCGCCCTCCGCGCTCTCGACGGAGCGGCCTGCGCGCTTCCTCAAACCGAAGAAACGGGGACCCGACCAATGGGCCCCAGTGATCTCACGGGCGACAATTGTGAGTGACCGATAGCGCCGGCCGTTCCATTCGAACCCGTTAACATGGACAAGCACGGTATAGGTGACGCCGCGCCATTCGCGCACAAGCCGCGTGCCGGCCTTCAACGAAATCGGCCGTGCGGGCTTTTGCGCGTCGCTTGCCTCCGAGTCGAGGTTCAGGCGTTCCAGCTTGCGCATGATCGATTTGGAGAGGCCGCCGAGCGGCCTCTCCTGGAGTTTGTAGGTGATTCCGCGCATCAAGAGATCACGGGACAACCGCATGGGCGGCGGCGCCCGATGCAGCCGCCGCCACTCGCCGCGCAGTTCGAAGATCGTCGAGGCGGAAAGCCGCGCCAGCAACTCCGCGATATCAATCGACGGCTTGGCCATGTCAGCGACCGCGACGCGTCTCGATGCGGTAACGGCGGACGTCGCCTGCCGCTTTCGAAGTGGTCAGCGAGAAACCAAGCTTCTTCTTCACCGTGCCCGCCAAAAACCCGCGCACGCTGTGCTGCTGCCAGTCTGTTGCCTGCATCATCTCTTCGATGCTAGCCCCCTCGGCTTGACTCAGCAGTGTCAGCAGGCGCTCCTGCTTGGTAACTCGCTCGACCTTTGGTTCGTCACTTTTCGGCAGAGCCTTGGCGGTGGTCGCAGCGGACGTGACCTTGCGCCGAGCTGTCGCACTCGATTTAACGCTCCTCTTCTTGGATGCGGCGGTCTTAAGGTTTCGGGACTTCACGATGGAAGGAGTTGACATATTCAGGCTCCGTTGGTTCGCGGCGCCTGACTTGACGCTCGCACGATCCAAAGCCCCGCAAATCGCGGGGCGAGCCCTTCAATGGGCGGCTCTGCCTCGGCCAGCCCATGACGACACCAATGCGTACTATGCGGCGGAAGTCCAGTCGGTTCTGCGCCCTGAAATCCGCTCGCACGTCCTCTGTAAACCTGGTCGGAATAACAACCGGCGCGCCTTCCCCCCGACATTGAATTTCTGGCCGTGAACTCACCGCTTCGAGCGCGACGCAATTTCGCTCGCGTTTTTCGTCGGCTAAAAGCGATGCATATAAAGTGCATGCTTTGGTTCGAATCCTGTTTGCTCAGCCAGTTATTACGTACTTGATATTGCATATATTACTGTCTTTCTAGGAAGCCTATTTTCTCCCGAATTTGCGGGGTTTACCGGTCTCGCGTTCCAAAG